TCAGAGCTGTTGGGCAAACCGGTAACCGCTGCCGTGCGTGACGCGATCTGGGCAAAAGCCCAGGCCAGCCAGGCCAAGGAGTAGGCCATGTACATCACCCTTGACGATCTGAAACTGGCAATTGACGAAGACCGCTTGATCGAGCTGACCGACGACGATCGTCAGGGGGCTGTTGACGCGAGCAGGGTCGATGATGCGATAAGCGCGGCCCAGGGCGAGGTGGACGGCTACCTGCAGGAACGCTATGACGTGCCGCTGGATCCGGTCCCCGCCCTGGTCAAAGGAGCGTGTCGGGACATCACCGTTTATCATCTCTATAGCCGGAAGGTTGAAGAGGTGCCGGAGGTGCGGCAGAAGCGCTACGACAACGCCATCAAGCTCCTGACCAAGATCGCGGGCGGGCAGATCAGCCTGGGTGTGGCAACGCCCCCGGAGGAGTCCGGCAGCGAACCGATGCGGACCAGCGCCCCGGCGGTGTTTTTTGACAATTTGGATAAATTCTAATGGAGAGACTGTAGGTGTTTAGCCTACAGCCTAATACCCTACAGCCTAAAACCTAAAAAACATGGAACTCAGAACCATCATCGACGATCAGGGCTTTGCCGAAATGCTCGCCGGCACGGCGCACCGGATCAGCTCCTTGGAGCCGGTCATGCGACTGGTCGGGCAGGTGGTGGTGGAGTCCATCGATAAGACCTTTGCGGCCGAGGGCCGCCCAGATGCCTGGCAGGCGCTGGCCGACAGCACGCTGTTGCGCAAGATGGCAGGAGGGGTGCGACTCGGTAAAGATGAGAAACGCAAGAGGCTGACCACAACCAGGGGCTGGACCAAGGCCGGGGCCATCAACGCCCTGGTTAAAAGTAAAATACTCGCGGGGCAAACCGGCAGGTTGCGGGAAGGCATCCACGTGGAGGCCACCGGCAAGGACTTTGTCGATGTGGCCCCGGACAAGCTGCCCTACGCCCGCATCCATCATCTGGGCGGCGAGGCCGGGCGCGACGGCAAGGTTACCATCCCGGCCCGGCCATACTTGGTGGTGCAAAACGAAGACGCCGGGCGCATCGAGACCCTGATCGCCGACTATATCCTGGGAGATTGATTGATGATACTCGAACTGCTTGACAACGTGCTGGCCCTGGTCAAAAACGGTCTGCCCTATCTCCGTAAAGTAGAGGATCTGCCCAGCCGCCAGGTGCTCTCCGATAACCTGCCGCAACTGGCCATGAACGCCCCTTGCGTCTATGCCATTTACGAGGGGGGATCGTTTGCCGAGCCGAAAAGCACGGCGCCCCGGCAGTACGGCACGCCGGGCATTGTGCTGGCCACCATTGCTAAAAGCCTGCGTGATCCGTACGGATCGGCGGCAAGTCGCGGATCCGGATCCGGATCGAGCCGAGGGGCCTATGAAATTCTAGGAGACTTGCACAGCACACTGCTTGGAGCGGTACCGGCAGACGGCTTCGGCAGGCTCTATCTGGTCAATGAAGGCCTGTTTGCAGTCAAAGACGGCATTGTCGTCTATGTATCGACCTATCGAGCGGGATATCAACTACAACCTTAAAGGAGTCATAGTCCATGGAATTATCAAAAAAGAAAGCGGTCATTATTGCCGCAGTCGAAGGGGTCTACGGCGCCGACGCGACCCCGGACGGCTCGAACGCCATCGGCGTTACCGATCTGAAGATCTCGCCCGCCAAGGGCACCGCCAAGAAACGGGCCATCATGTACCCGGATCACTCGACCCAGCCCCACATCATCACTCAGCAGCATCAGGAGGTGAGCCTTACGGTTGAGTTGAAAGGGGGAGGCGCAGCAGGGACCGTGCCGGAATGCGGTCCGATTTTGAGGGCCTGCATGATGAGCGAAACTATCGATCCGGGCGTGGACGTGGTCTATCAGCTGATTTCAGACAGTTACGAGTCATGCACCATCTACGTCAACCAGGATGGCATATTGCACAAGCTCACCGGCTGTCGGGGCACATTTAAAATCAACGGCGCGGCAGGCGATTACCCGACCATGAGCTTTACCCTGTTGGCCCTGGCCGTGGCGCCGGTTGATCTGGCCCCGGTAGTGCCGGTCTACACCACGGTAGCGCCTCTGGAAATCAACAGCAGCAACACAACATTCGCCCTCGGCGGTTTTGCCGCCCTGCTGCACAAGCTTGACCTTGATCCCGGCGTGGCAGTCAAATACCGCGAACTGGTCAACAGCAGCGCCCAGATCATCATCACCGGCCGGGACTGCAAGGGCTCGCTGACCTTCGATGCAATTAAAAACATCGACCATAACTTTTGGGCCGATTGGAGCGCCTCAACACCGCTGGTCATGGCTTTGACCCATGGCGCCACAACCGGCAATATCGTCGAAATCAATGCCCCAAAGGTGCAGCTGGCCTCGGTTGATTATGGCGATGCCGACAACACCCTGACCTTTAACACGCCGATTGCCCTTACTCGTAATACCGGCGATGACGAATTTACCCTGACTTTTAAATAACCATTAACCGCGTTTTAAAACGGAGAAACCGATGAACTTAAACGATGTACTCGCCCAGGCCCCCAGGCGCACCTCTACCGAATCATTTAAAGGGTTGTTCGAGGTCGAGACCCTGTTGACCACCAACGAGGAGATCAAAGCGGCGCTTAAAGCCGCCGCCGCCGAAAAACTGAACCCCCAGACCGGCGGCTATGAAACGGAAATCGACCAAGACCGCCTGCGCGCCTGGCTGAAGAGCCGGGTGGCCGGATTTAACGGCCTGACTCTGCGCCGGGCCTTGACCCTGTGCTGCCGCAGCGTGCCGGATGAGCACCTGGACGGAGCTGATGCCCCACTGGCCTATAGCGCCGAGACGGTGGACACCCTGCTGCGCCTGGTCGTGGGCCTGCAAACCTGGCTGATGGGCCAACTGTCCACGGCGGCCGAGTCAGTCGCCAGACGGGAGGCGGACGCGGCAAAAAACTAACAGCCATCGCCCGCTGGCTGGCGACTGATCGGACGGGATGTGATTCCTGCCGTGATGACCAGAAGGCGATGGGCATAGGCAAAAGCTGTAACGGCTGCCGCCACAACCGGGAAGAGCCGCCGATCTTCCCGGAGAACGCCCCGGCCTTGCAGGTCTTTCTGATTTGCCGGCGGCAGTGGCGGGTAGGATTTAGCGGGGCCTACGCCATCGACGGCAATCTGGTCTGGCGGGTGCTGGAAGATTTAAAGTTTGAACATAAAACGGAAATTTTCTGCCGGGTAGACACCCTGGCGGCTTTGTATCTGGAAGAGATAAAAAAATGAGCGATCGCGATATCAAAATACGGGTGGTGGTCAAGGATGACGGCACCGTGGCCCTGCAGACCATCGGCGACACCGGGCAGCAATCATTTAGACGGGTAGATGAGTCATCTAAGAAAGCTCAAGCCTCGGTCAGCCTGCTGAACCGGAATGTACTCGACCTGGCCAAGGGGTTTGCCATTGCCGAAATCGGCCTGGACGCCGCTCGTGCTGCCCTGCGGCTGCTCAAAGATGAACTGGTGGCCGGGTTTGACGCCGTGGAAGACTATAATCTGTCAGTAGCCTCCATGTCCGGCTTCATGACCACCTTTTCGGAGAAAGCCGCCCTGGGCGATCTGGCCGGCGCCTTTCAGGAGGCCAACGCCTACGCCAAGGAGCTGATCCCGGCCTTGGAGATTATGGACGCCAAAACCATTGCCACCGGCAAAGACCTCAAGGTGGTGGCCGAGACCATGATGATGCACGGCACCATCATGGATATCAACAATCAAAAACAGGTGGACGGCCTCCTCAACATCGTCAACGTCACCAAGATGATTACCGCCGGCCAGAACCAGGACATCCAGTTCCGCCAGGAGATTAACGCGCTGATGGAGGGCAATCTCCGCATGCAAGACCGGCTGCCGCGCCTGCTCCAGAAAGCCTATGAGGCTAATGAGCTGTATACTGAGCCATTCAAGGACCAGCTGCGCATGTGGCAAGAACAGGGCACCCTGATTGAAAACGCCGGGCAGTTACTGGGCGGATTCGGGGCCTCGACCTCCCTGATCGAGCAGACCTGGACGGCGATCGGCTCGACCATGGAGACGATCCATACTCGGATTTTGCGTGGTGGCATGGAGCCTGTCTATCAGGACATTCTTGATCTGGCTGCCGGGACAAACCGGGAGCTGATGAGCCAGGACGGCCAGCTGACCGACCTCGCCGAGAACCTGCAGACCGGGGTCCGGGCTGGCTGGCTCGACATCAAGAACACGGTGGAGACCGTCGGCAATCTGGTGTCCGGCTTCGGCCCCCTGCTGGAGCTGACCGGCGGCCTGGTGTTGATTATTGCCGATGGCTGGGGCTATGTGCTGGCCGGGCTCCAGGTATTGTCCGGTCATGTCCGTGATTTTATGCTGGCAATGCAGGAATCCGCCAAGGCTATTCTCCTGTGGAGCAAATCAATTTATGATTTCACGACCCTGGATTTCGCAAGCTCCATAGCTAACATGGAAGCGGGCACGGTGGCTTTTGCCGAAAGTGGCCGGCTGATGGGCAAGTCCTTCAATATAAATTTTTTCTCCGAATTGGAAGCGGCCTGGCTTGAGTACCAGAATGGCAAAAAACCGGCTCCCTCCCCCGGCAAGGCTGGCGCGCCGAAAACAAATAATCAGTCGACCGCCGGGGACTCGGATGATCCACTTGTGGCCCTCGGCCTGCTTCCATCTAAGGCGGAGAAGGCCATTGACGGAATCTTAAACGAGATCTTTGCCGACATCGACAAGCAGAGCGCCGCCTTGTCGGCCAAACGCCGCCAACTCCTTGACCAGGAGGCCAAGAGCGCCGCCGCCGCTGGAAAGGCCCTTGAGGAACTTTATGGACAGGAGGGCCGGGCCGCTGCCGAGGCCGAAAAGGCCCTGCTCAATGTCACCCGTGCCGCCCTGCCCGAGCACGAACGGGCCGTCCACGACGTCCATCAAGCCTATAGCGACCTTTCTGCCCAGGTCGAGCAGCTCTACATCATCGGCGAGATCTCCAAGGAGGTCGCCGACCAGCTGCATGCCAACCTGGCTGTCCGCATGGGTGAGGACTTAGAGGCCCTGGCTGAAAAGGGCAATAAAACCTTTGGTGAGGACCTGAAAACCGCTATTACCGGCTGGGGCGCCGGTTTTTCCGCAGAGCTTAACGATCTGGTCTGGCAGGCGGACGCCTCCTTTGGCGAGGTCGCCCTGTCTTTCGGCAAGATGCTGACCCAGATGATGATCCAGCAATCCGTGGTCAACCCGATCCTGGGCGCATTTACCGGCGGCAGTCTCTTTTCGTCGGTGGCCGGTTTCTTCGGCGGCGGCCGCGCCTCAGGAGGCGCTGTTTCTCCCGGCACTATGTATGAGGTCAATGAAGAGGGGATTCCGGAGCTGCTCAACGTTGGCAACCGCACTTTTTTAATGATGGGCAGCCAGGGCGGTCATGTGACCCCGCCGCTTGCTGCTGCTCCCGGCGGCGGTCGTGCCTCCGGAGGCAATCAATTTGTCTTTCAGAACACCTTCGCCATTACGCCGGCAAATGCCGGGGCCTCAAAGGACGGCAACGGATCAGCCCAACAAATGAGCCAGGAAATCGGACGCATGCTGGAAAACCAGATGCGGGCCTTTGTGGTTAAGGAGCATCACCCTGGTGGACTTTTTGATCAATTGAGGAAGAGCTGATGCCCTTAGACGCCTTCCCAGACATCACAGAAGATTACGGGACCGAACCTGACCCGGTTAAACCGAACGTGCAGCGCCTGGCCTATGGTGATGGCTACAGCCAGCGAATAGGCCTTGGTTTGAACCAGATCGCCGAAGGCTGGAATATGCTCTGGAGTGAACGGGAAACCGCAGACAAGGACACCATCATCACCTTTCTCAAGGCCAAAGGCGGCAAGGAGGCCTTTACCAAAACCCCAATCGGCGAGGCTGTGGCCCGGCAATATACCTGCCCGGAATGGAAAGCCACTCCTCTGCCCGGCGGTTTGTGGACCATCATCGCCAAGTTTGTGGAGGAGTTTGATCTATGAGCATTCGTGAAGATATCCAAAAACCGGCACCCGGCGATCTGGTTGAATTGTATGTGCTGGACGCCACGGCCCTGGGCGGCGGCATCAACCGCTTTTGCTCATCGGTCATAGAAGCGGCGGCCATCGTCTGGCAGGGCAATGTCTATTCGCCGATGCCGGTTAAGGCCCAGGGCTTTGATGTGGTGGCCAAGGGGTCTTTGCCGACACCCTCCCTGGAGCTTGCCGACGGCAGTGGTTTGTTCCGGGCAGCGTTACGCAACTACAATGACCTGGTGGGCGCAAAATTCACCCGCTACAAGACCTATCGCAAATATCTTGATGGCGAACCCCTGGCCGATCCGAACGCCCACTACCCGGTTGATATCTTCTATGTCGAACGAAAAACTAAACAAATGGGGGTCGATATTGCCTGGGAGCTGGCGGCCTTGACCTCGACCCAGGGCAAACGTCTGCCGGGCCGCACCATTTTAAAAGATGTCTGCGACCAGACCTACCGGATCTGGGATGCCGACCTGGGCGACTTTGACTATGGCGATGTCAGCTGCCCATACACCGGCACCAGCTATTTTGATGAGTCTGGTCAGGCCTGTGCCCAGACCGCCGATAGCTGCGGGCAGCGGCTAAGCGATTGCCAGCTGCGGTATGGCACCGATCCACTGCCGTTTCGCGGCTTTCCGGGGGTGGCTAATGTTCGGACATAACGTTATTGCCGCAGCGATTAAACACGCCCGGAAAGAACACCCGAAAGAGGCTTGCGGTCTGGTTGTCGACGGGGTCTATCGGCCCTATACAAACTGTGCCGATGACCCGCTGACGGATTTCAGGATTTCTCCCCAAGGCTATGCCGGAGCAATGCAGGAAGGATCGATTCAGGCGGTTATTCACAGCCACCCGCAAGGACAGGACTGCCCATCGGCAAACGATATGGCCCATCAGATGGCGTCCAAGCTGCCCTGGTGCATCATCCCCTTCGGCAGCAAACCATTCTGGT